ACTAGCAGCTACAACAAAGTCACGCACTATGGTTACATATTCAGCTACAGGAGCGTCTGCAGATAAGTCATCAAATGTTGTACCAGAACCCAATGTAAATGCTTGAAGTTTGTCTACATTATTGGCAGCAATAATAGTATTACCAAATTGAGTAAAATTAACTCTAGTAATGTTTAAATAGCCACCTGTTTTAGAGATGTCATCTAAATCCAATGTAGCACTATTAAATCTAAATAGCTTGGTAGAGCCACCAGCAAATACTGTGGTTGTATCATTAAACTTACCGGCAAACGCATTGTTTAAATCTTCTGATGCTGAATTAGAATAATTAACAGCAGTAGGAAATGGAGTGTACCCGACAGCAGCAGGAACAACATTCTGTGCTACAGATAAGTTTTCAACAACACCTGGTTGGTCTGGTGTCCATTCTGTAAATGTAATGCGTTGCGTAGCCATTAAGCAGTCCGATTCCACATATAAACGACAACATATGGTTGAAGGTTAGCATTAGTTTCTGATACACCAGCAGTATCAATAGTAATCCCAGTAGTAGCAGAACTTGTATCATTTGTTGTTAATGGCATCCTATCATTTAAAGATATTGGACCAGCCGCCCCTGTATTAAGATGAGCTGTGTATGTATGTAAATGCCCTGGGTCTGTAATTGTATGAGTATGGCTAACAACAACCGCATCTGCACTACCACCAGTAGCACCAGCAGTAAAACCACCGCCATTACCAATTAAAACACGACCAGCACCAAAGGCTACCCATGTACCAAATCCAAATAATGTATTTGGGTTAGTAGAAACTGTTGAAGTATAAATTGAGCCTACTGGATATATTACCTGTAATGCAGCAGCTATTGCTGTAGTAGCAAAAGCAGTTGTAGCTATTTGAGTAGTATTAGTGCCGCTAATGGCAGTTAAAGCAGTCGCTACTCCAGTTAAAGTAGTTGTCCCATTGACTGTTAAGTTACTTCCTACAGTAAACGTGTCACCATCTGAACCAATCTGCATATCTTTAATTTGAGCCATTACCTCACGAATGGCATTATTAATACCAGAAGGCGCACAACCTTCAGCAATATCTATGCCACCAACATCTGTGTTAGACGCTGCTACTGAACTCCATTGACTTACCTTATCTCTTGCCATATTTTATCCTTTACCCTATGTCATTCCATGTGTTTGTACCAACCGGAACATCTACCCATGAGTTTTGATTGAATACCGTTGATAATGTTGCTAATACTGAAATTGATGCTGTACCGTTAATTGTTGTAGCAAATGTCCATCCAGTATTATTCCCAGCGTCAGTTGAATCTACCGCAATAAATGTATTTGCCGGTGATGCTGCGCTATCTATTACGCTAAGATAATTTAAGTATAGTTTCATTATTGCCTCAAGCTAAAGTAACAGTTAAGCCAGCTAATGGAATAGAAAATATATTGTTTGTATTGATTGCTTGTGGTGTAGTGAGTGGGTCGCTATACAATAAATTGCCACCAGTTACAGCATCGTAAATACCAATATAAGTTACCGTACCCCAATTTGTAGTAGCTTCATCAAACGTAATAGCTGACGCATTGCTTGATACACCACTTGAAGGCGCTGATAATGAAATAGCTTTACGGACATAAGACGCACCTGATACTTCAGCACCAGTAGCTTCATCTGTAGGGTCAGCCAAGAACAATGCTAAGTAAACTGTTGATGGTGATGTAAACGATGTTGACCGTAATGTAGCGTTGATAACAGCATTAGCTAAATATGTGGACATTCCTGACATAATTATTCCTTATCGTGGTACTACATTTAATGTTGCATTTGGGTATTTGCTACCTTCATCGTTGTTTTTAATATCTTGAATGGCTCGTTCATATAAAGCAGCCCAAGATTGGACTCGTGCGTCATTCATTAAATACATCTCGGCTTCACCAAGAGAGGCATACAACAAAGCATCGCTGTAATCAGCCAAGTAAACATTACTAGGTTGTGTGCTAGATAAAGATACTGGCTCTGCGTAGTAAAGCATTTGCAATGTTTGAGTGCCATTTGGAACTGGTGCAAATTGAAACTCTTGACCAATCAATGTGTAAAAGACTGTAATGCCAGATGTAGATGTTAATTCATTACGGAAGAATAAGTCAGGTGACTGATACTGAAACACGACATTAGGATTGCCTTGGAAATGTACATCTCGCAACTCTAAGAAGTCGCTTGGCAATGTAACTGTACCATCTGTTACGGTAGTTGTTACTACTTTAAGCATTGGTCTTGTACGTAGGTTACGAGTAAGCCTAGTTTCTGCCATCTGAATAAATAATGGTATTTGGCTAGTCAAGTCTGTTCGTGCTAAATAGCTAGCTATCGTTGCTTGAAGCCCACTATAGTTATTAAAATCCATATTTAATCCTTATGTTTAACTAATACCACTATTCCGTTATCAATGGCAATGTGTTTGATAATTCCAAATCTATTTGATAGTTTACTTTCCCACCATGACCACGGCTCTTGTATCAAATGTGCGTTACGACCATCTGGTAATACTTTTAATGCTGCGCCTGTGTGGATAGTAAAAATTCCGTATGACAGAACACATCGTTGCAAATCATCTAGCACATTATCAAGACATTCAGGCTCAATATGCTCTAGTACGTCTATACAAGCTACTAACTCCGTTGGTTCTGGGTCTTCATCCCATAAAGGATTGCTTGGTTCGTACGGAGTGTATTTAACGCTCTCCGTTAAACTATCCCTTAAACGGCATTTGCCAGCGCCATAATCCAATAACTCTTTAATTTGGTACTCTGCTATCACCATGTCCACAATAGGAGCAAAGAACGTGCTAGAGATGCCATATTCAGGGTTTAAATGCAAATCAGATTGCATTTGACGATATTCTTCAGTAATTAAGCTCATAACTGCTTTTCTACTCTACGAATAACATCAATCCAGTCTGCGTCATCTTGATACATTAGGCGCATTGTTGTAAACCAGTACATACTTGGCTGCGCATATCGCCATTGATGTCTTTTAGGTACTAAGCACCATGTTTTAATGCCCATAGCAGCAGCACAAAGCTGTGCAGTAGTATTGACACCAATTACCATGTTCAATTCAGCGATTAAAGCTGCTAAATCATCGTAGTCTTCTGTGTTTGTTGCACAGTTTGGGTAGTAAACACCATCAATCTTTTCTTCTACGATGTAATCTAAGCTCACTAGCTGAATATCTTTGCGTTTGAGTGATGGTGCAAGGTCAGATGACTTTAGTTGTCTGCCTTTAGCATTGGTCATTTTCTTTCCACCGTGTGTGGTAATGCCAATTACTGTCTTCTTCCAAGAACCAAACAGCTCTTTCCATTCTTTACGCTTCTCTTCGTCAGCAACTAAATATGCCGTACCAGGGAAGTCTTTATTTGTATGCCTAAAATACTGTGGCAACGCACCAATAGCACATCTAGCATTGATATTTGCGTCTTGTACCCATTCAGGCATTGTATCTCTGCGTGTACCATGTACTTCTGCAGTAGGAAAGCTACGTTTAAACAAGTTAGCTAGTCTTGGGTCACAGTCAATGTAAACCTTTTCGCTTTTACCGATTAAATCAGGTAGGCATGAAGCATAAAATATCTCATCGCCTAAACCTTGCTCACCATACACAACAACTCGCTTGCCTTCTGAACCATCCCATCTTGATTCATCGCCATAGGTGTATTCTTTTCTAAACTTACCACCTAGTGACTTATCCCACTCTTTCCATCCAGCATCCCACTCGCCTCTAGCTAAATAACAATGCGCTAGATTAAGTTGAGCGTTTAAATCGTTTGGTGCTATTTCTAGTGCTGTCTTTGCTGCTTTCTCTGCTGCATCCCAGTCACTTAACTGAACCAATGTAGCCGACATATTTGAATATGCCATTGCGTAATTGTTGTCTAGCTCTGCAGACTTAATAAAATACCTAATGGCTTCTTCTGGTCTATCTAGTTCATGGCAAGCACGACCTAGCGAAGTCCATAACGCTTTATTCTGTGGGTTCTCTTGTAGCGCCCTACGGAATAGCTGGTAAGCAAAAGCAGTTCTATCAGACATCAACCATACGTAACCAAGAAAATGTAATGTTGCTGCATCGTCTGGGTATTCTTCCAGTACCGCATAAATCAACGGCATCGCATTTTCGTAGTCATCAGCTTCAATTAACTGATGTATTGCTATCTGACACTCTTTCAGTTCTTCTTTATCCATTATTTTACAATCGCATTAGTAGCTTTTAAGAATGGATATTTAGTATTGATGGCTTTCATCAATTCTTTTGTTTGGTTAGGATTATGTATATCAATCCCTTGTTTTAATAATTCCATCTCAATTACAGTAGGAATACTTGCGTAATGCGCCCATTCTTCCTTAACACCCTTCTTCCATGCGTCAGGGTTATCTCGCTTTGCTTTTAAATTTTCAAAGAAAGCATTTAAGTCTTGTGTACTCGTTAAGCGTACATCTTCTGTTACAGGGTCGTAATCAAATGTCTGTGTTACACCTGTATCAGGGTTGTAATCAAAAAATACTGACATCCATATCCTTTAGAAAGAGGGGCAGTTTCCCACCCCTCTATTCTACACTATTTAAACGCCTACGTTTTGTACCTTAGCGTGAGCATTTGGGTTTTGTACTACTAGAGCGT